GGTTCCTGTGACTGCGACACCGCCAGAGGTTGTGGCTAGTTTTTCAGAGCCATTAAAATAAAGCTTTAAAGCGCCATCAGTTGTTGCAAGTAACTTATTTTCACTGAACGCGGCATTCATTAATGCTATGTTGTTACTTGCACCAATATACAAATCGCCAGTGCCTTGCTCAGAGATAAAGCTAGTACTTCCATTATGGAATATAGTTAAGTCCGACCCTGCACCAAAAATAGCTTTACTTGAATCAGCAAACGTAATGTCATCGCCAGTACCTACTGCAATGTCTGTACCACCAGTGGTATTACCGTTAGCCAAAATCTCAGCTAGGGTATCAACCGTTCCAACCTGTGAGTCTACATAAGCCTTAATAGATTGCTGAGTAGCAAGTTTAGTTGCGCTGTTAGAAGACATGTTATCTTCATCAGCAATGTCTGTGACCGCAACAGATCCTGTGCCAGATAGGGCATCAAATTCAACAGTTCCATCAACATCTATATTGCCTGTAACTGTGGCATTTCCACCTACAGCAAGATTTCCTGCAAGCTCAAGATCATCCATTTCATAAACTATTGCGCCAGAGCCGGCCCCATCAGTAGCAACAATCTTGGTTTGACCTGCGGATATAGCTACATTAGCGCCAGATCCTTGAGTAAGAGTAAGAGTAGAGTTGGTTTCATTACGCATAATCCAAGTATGCGAAAGAGTATTAGGAGCAAGAGTTACTGTACAAGCTTGACCACCGCCAGTAAGTCTTAAGAAGGTTGATCTGAATTCGTCTGAAACACCATCTTGCATGGTGATTGTGTGAGTTGAGGCGTTAGCAATAGCCTCAGAGCCATGACCCATTGCCTCTGCAATAAGCTCAAGATTTACATTAGTTTCTGTACCCCAAGTACCCGCAGACTCACCAGTTGCAATTTCTTTGAGTCTTAAGTCGTTAACGTATGTTGCCATTTAAGCTACCTCTTCCCAGTTAGGGGTTTGACTACTACTTGTTGATGACCAGTTTAAAGTTTGATCATCATTTATTAATGTCCAGTTTGGTGTTTGACTACCGCTTATTTCTGACCAGTTTGGTGTTTGACTATTACTAATTTCTGCCCAATTTGGCGTTTGGCTAGAATCTATTAATCCCCAAACATTTAATGAGTTAACTAAAGCTGATGCAGAATTACCAACAACATCAATATCTGCTTTTGCGTTAGTAACAACACTTCCTTGAGATACTGTTACACCAAAGCCAGAAACAGAAATATTGTTATCTGCCTTAACAGATTCATTACCAAGTGCAGAAGTTCCAACAGTTCCAGTAGCAGATATATTAGCATCTGCTTGTATTGTTTCATTGCCAAGAGCAGACGTTCCAACAATTCCACTTACAGATGCATTGGCATCTGCTTGTACCGTTTCATTGCCAAGGGCAGATGTTCCTACAGACCCACTAACAGAAACATTAGCTTTTGCTTCTACAGATTCATTACCAAGAGCAGAAGTTGCTGACACTCCAGTAGAAGCTACATTAGCATCTGCTTGTACAGATTCATCACCAAGTGCAGATGTTCCTGCTAGACCAGAAACAGAGATGTTGTTATTGGTAATTAGCGTTTCATTACCAAGAGCAGAGGTTCCTGCTACTCCAGTAACAGATACATTTGCATCTGCAATTACGCTTTCATCACCAAGATTAAGCGTTGATGCAACCGCAGAAACACCAACTACAGCAAAAGCATTAACTGCAACTGTTCCTGTAGATGTTGTACCTACATTGTTAACAACAGCAACATTAGCCTTTGCTTCTACGCTTTCATTGCCAAGGGCAGATGTTCCTGCTACTCCAGTAACAACAACAGGTATTGGCTCACCCCAAGTAAGCTCACCCCATCCACCTCGACCAAAACCATTTACAATAGCCATAAGTTACTAGGCTATTCGGATAATTGCATTAGACGCATCTGCTGTTGGAAATTGTATTGTAAAATCACCTGCTGTTGATGTTTTATCACCACCAAAGGCTAATACACAGACAGCTTTGTCACTGTTTGTGTCGTTATATATAAGGCATCCATTTGCAGTAATAGTTGCGTTACTAAATGTTAAATCTGCAAAGTCAGTAAAAGCTGTTGTTCCTGAAGTAGTTGGATTAACATTTGTTAGTGCCGCGCCACCTGCGGTATAGTTAGTTCCACTAGCTTCATTTGTGGTTGAGTAAGCTGTTGTTGAAGCGCCTAAACTAGCAGAGCTAGTATACAAGGCAAGCTTAAAACTATTTCCACCGCTTGCGCTAAAGTTATGCGTTCCTTCCATTAATTCTTTTTTGAAAGAAGTACACATCGCTTGTGATATTGCCATTACAATCTCCTAATAATTTCTGCTATGTCTTTCTGTTGATTTTTTTCAAGTAACGCAATCAATGTTGCTCTGTCGCTTTTTATAGCTTGTTCCATGTAGAACATTACAACTTTGTTTACAGATTCCTTGAACGCCTCTGCTTGATCTCTAATTGCAGGATGACAGTTTCCTCCAACAGATACTATTTTGCTTGTTGCTCTATCCGCCCAATGCTTTGAATCAAGTCCTTTGTTGTCACTTGTTACAACACTTACAACTCCTGCCTGAGCAAATCCTGTATCATTTAACATTAAGACCTACCTGTTCTTACAGCACCTGCTCTATAGCTGTCTGTTGTTCCGTAACCTTCTCCAAGTATTCTTAACTTGTCAAGAGCATCATCATACTGTGCTTTGTATAACTGGAGAAGATCTGGATCACCTTTTAAGAAAGTGTATGACTCGACTAAAGATCCATACAGCAAGGTGTTTTCAGCGTTTGTTCCAAGCCAACTTGTGCCATCACTAGATGCTGTAATTGATTCAGGTCTATAGAAGTAATGTAATTCAGAGCTAAAGTTTGCATTTGGTGTTGGCGCTACAATAAATGTACCTTCTTTAAATGTAGCATAATACTTTGGAACACCCGTTGCTGTTGATATGGGATATGCTTCTCTAATAAAGTTAACATCTTTATTTAATAAAAACTCATAGCCGCTGTTATCAATAGACAAAGAATAAGAACTCAAATAGTCTGTAGGGGTAGAAAGATACTGATTATTTGCAGTCAATGTACCTGTAACATTTTTTCTAAAAATAGAAAGCTGTACAGACTTTAGTATTCTTTCCTCAGCCTGAACAATAATAGCAGGTAAGTTGCTTACAAGCGTTGTTTCTGTAGTTTCTAAATAATCCTGTATTGCGCTTTTTAATGTAGTGAATGTTAACGCCATTAGCCTATTACCACCTTAACTTCTCCTACGTTACCTTCTATATCTAACCCGACAGTTTGACTGCCTAAATTGGTTATTCCTCCACCAACAGGATTAAATGCAAATAATTCTCTGCTTTCAGTTAAAGCTGTATCAGGTCTTGGGTTTCTTAAAGACTCATTATCGTTTGTTTTTACTTTTCCAAGTTGTAATTGAGGCTGATCAACATCAACAACATCTCGCCCAACAAGAAGACCAGTCCACCTTTGATCTTCTATTTGAGGAACTAAATCTGTTAACTTGTAACGAAATCCAGTTCTGTCACAAAACCCAAAGGCTCTCTTGCCTTTTGAGGCTGTCAAAACTTATATCCTCCCGGAGTTACATACAAAGATGCTTTCTCTCTGTCTGCATCAGCGGCTAGGTTCCACTGCTCTTCATACTCAGCTTTAAGTAATGGAGCTTTTTGATTTGATTCTGCATACTTAACGCTAAGTTGATAGGCAAGTCCTGCAATCAAACAAGGAAGAAATCTTAAAGGAACATCCATATTGTTTGAAGCAGGAGATCCTGTATCTTCAACTCTTTGCATAAAGTAATAAACTAACGTATATGTTTCTCTGTCATCAGGAACAGGCCAGAGATTAACAGTAACAGCACTTGGATCTTTTTCTAAAAAGAATTGCAGTGGCTTTCCTTCTGTTAACTTGTTAGATAGATGAGCATACTGACTAACAGATATTCTTGTAAGAGTTTGATCAAATTGACTACTTGTATTACCTGAGTCTGTTCTAACAAAAGCTTCTATAATATCAAGAACATCTCCACTTAAC